GCACTTGATCCTGCATAATTAGTAATCCCCTCCGTTGTTGGCCAGGTCATCCCTCCACCGGAAGCTGCCCACCTTGTCGTGTCCGCAGTATCTATTGTTTTTGCCAGCGAGCCGTTCCAACTCCGAATTCCGGTTTTGATGTTAGAACTATCAGTAACATAAGCATTTGCCTGCCACGTCGGTGCTGTTGATGCCCCTGTTGAGGTCATTATTTGCCCTACTGTTCCGGCCGCACCCGACAAAAGCGGTGCTGTGAAAATCTGAGTGCCCCCGAGGCGGTACATAGTCGAAGTGTTTACATCACCGGTAACGTCGAGGGGATAAGAAGGAGCTATATTACTTCCAATTCGGATATTTCCTGTAGAGGTAAGAATAAATCTTGTTCCAGAGGTTGCAAGGGTAATCTCTCCTCCACCTATTGCATTAAATAGAAGTCTTCCCGTTCCTTGATGCATTATTTCCGACATTGCATTTGCCCCTGTGTTGTAGCGCATTATCCGTAATCCGTAATCAGTATATGTATCGTCACCGTGAAAATCTATAAAAGAATACCTGTCGCCTGTTAATGTACTCCCTAATTCAAAATAAGGAACCCCCGACAACAAGTTTTGTTTCCTTGCAAGCTCTGTATTCCAATCGCCTACCTGTCCGTGAGCGATCGAAATACCAGTACTTTTATCCCACGCGGAATAAACGGGGTCGGTTTCGATTACAACGCCTTGTGTGCCCCACCTCGTCGTATCTGCCTCATCAATAGTTTTTGCCAGCGAGCCGTTCCAACTCCGAATTCCGGTTTTGATGAACGAACTGTCGGCAGAGTATGCCGGGTCGGTTTCAATGGTACTTGATTCTGAAATAGTATCCCCTGATATTAGCCACTTATTTTTTGCCACATCAAACAAGGAATCAGGTTTTACCGTAAAATAATGACCTCCATTTTCCATATAATGTATTGTAAAGTCATCATTAGATAGATAACCTGTATATAGAGGATAGCCTGTACTGGGATCGATCAACAAAACCTCCTCGTCCACTTTATCCTCCCAATCAATATAAGTACCTTTATTTACAGGTATTTTATTGGAGTCACTTAACGATAAATTTGTCAGATGGTTTAAATAAATTGTATCACCTCCAACACCAAGTATATATACAGGTGAGCTGATGGATTCCCCTTCAACTATTTGAGACCATGCCCAAAAAGGAAAGGTTAAAATCATAAAAATTAAAATAAGTTTGTTCATAATTTCTAATTATTAATTATTAATTATTCGTTACTAATTACATAGGCTACCCAACTGACATATCCGTCAACGGTCACCTTCATCGTAAAATAATCCAAGTGTGTTATGTCAGTTATAACTGGTACAAAAGATGCTGTACCTGTTGAACCATAAGGAATTACCATATAAGTATCTGGTGTGACAAAAGGAGTTGTGAAAGTTACATTATGAGTTCCTTTTGCGTAATAAGCCCTACCTGATTTCAGTGTTGATAACCGTTTTGGAAAATACACCAAAGTTGATCCCACGGCTGTGTAATCAAAATAAGGAGCATAGAGTTTTCCTGGTGCCCCACTTTCCATCCCTGAATCAGCCAGCATAGAAACCAAACGATCATCAGAAGTGGTTGATGATTCTGTTGTGGTATCTCCGTTTGTTGATCCACTTGAACCTGAGGAACTCTCCTCCGATGTAAAATTTGTAAGTATTTCAATTGTTCCGGGTTCAATTATCTCAGTAGCTTCACAGGTAAATTGATTTGTTTTATCTGAGTGTGAATAACTGATTATTTGGAACTTCTTATTATTATGATCAATCAAGCGGGTGTGGGGGGATATTAAGCCCCTTCCATTAATTGTCTTAACCTGCATAGACCTTCCATGTGCCTCTAACACGGCAAACAAATATATTTTTGCCAATGTTCCTGAGTGGTTTGCGGAAACCCATGATGTGGTTGGTGCACCATCGGCCAATGTCATATAATTTGTGAAATATAAGGAAGCATCCTCTGCATTATCCACAGGGGCATCATTTTGGGTAAATTCCACTTCATCAGGTATTTCCGTAAATTTATTTACAATACCATTAACCAAAGGCTGCCCCGTCAATACGCCTGTTGTAGGTGCTGAGGATGCTTCCTTAGCATAGAAGGTAACGTTATCAAAGGCAACCCCTGTATATTGAAGACTTAATGTTTTATATTCCGAAATTAAGGTAATTTTTAATCGACCTCCGGGAAACCCAACAATTTCAATCTCAGCTTTTGTCCAGTTAATCGATGTGCTTTCATTCAATGAGGTTTCCTCTGTTATTATCCTGGTACTTTCAGTAACCCATGTTTTTGAGGTTGCATTTAACCAATGAGTTGTCACCCCTTCTGAATTTACAACCTCCACATTCAACTTACAACTTTGTTTTGTACCTATTAAAATAGTTGAAGCAATCATTGCATAATAAAAAGAAAAAACATAGGTTTTTGTTGTACTTGCCTCTAAAACAGGAAAAGAATCTACTTTTGAGCGTATCCAATAACTACTTTCAAAGGGACCTGGCTCAATAATATATACATAATCACCTGTTGAAGCATGCGTTCTTATTTTTACGCCCAGATGTGGTAAAGGATCTAACGAAGGTGAGTTCTCCCACCCGGTTAATAACAAAACCCTGCTCTGACTACCTGAATAATCATCACCGGCACTATACCCTTCATGTGTTGAAAAGTCCCCATTTAAAATCAATCCACTAACGGTATCTATTTTTCCGTAATTTTGTTTTACTTTTAATTCTTTCCAGCCTTTGTTTTTTTGAATCGAACCACCCGTTAAAAGGGTAGCTACACCTGCTCCAAGTGTGTGGAGAATCTCTTTCTCTCCATCACCAATATAAGAACCTACATATACCCCGGATGAGGTGTATTCTGATCCTGTAATACCACTGTAAAAAGATTCCACATTACTTATTACCCATTTTCCGTGAACCTGAGAAATACAAGCTCCATAGGTTTTTAAAATGTCACGTAAAACCTCCTCAAGTGTCCAACGGGCAGAATCCTCAACAAAAAGATCAGCATTAAAATAAGTCTGGGATAAAGGACCACCTGTTGTATGTCCTACCTCAGTAACCCCAATAGCATCCACAATATTCAAACCCAATCCAATAGCATCAAGACATTCACGGATCATTGTTAAATGAGAAACACGTCCGGTCAGTTCAGTGTAACGACCTTTCAGGATTGACATTCCATCGGTAGCTGTAAGGGATATAAAATATTTCCCTTGTGAGTACTCTTCCGTGGACAATTCATCATTGATATAACCAGACCAATCCAAAACAGAATTTAGGTATTTATCCACCCGGTATTCAAAGTTGTCTATCTCGTAAAACTCGTCATAATCCCCTGCTTTATCTACAAAAATACCTATCTCCATTGAAGTAGGTTTCAAGGGTTCAAACCTGTCATCCCCTGATTTATCCAACTTTGTTACAGTGGGATTTTCAGAACCAACGAAATTCATTAACGCCCCTGAATACCCATCCTGTGAGATGATGACCTTAATAACGTTCTTATCAAGATCGGTAAATTGTAGTTGATATTTCTGTCCGTATGCCATTATCTTAGGTTTCTGTCTCGTTTCTCAATCAATTGTAATACTGCCTGTAATTCCCCGTTCTGAACCCTTAAAAGGATTTCTGATGGGTAACCACTATTTCCAGAAGATGAATCAAGTTTATCGAATAGGTTTCTTTGTTGTGATTGATTCAGTACCATCTCACCTGAATTCAATCGGGATAAAACACTATCCCCAGAAAAACTATTCCCTGAAACAATACCACCAGAAGCGTAAGCTGGAACAGATGATAATTCACCAGCTGAAACTGTACTTGTATCCGTTGAACCACTTGTACCAGCTGATAATTTTGCTTTTACAAAGGATGATAAAGCTACTAAAGCAACACCAGCGGCAACAGCTAACCAAGGGGTTGCTAACAACTTTTTAAAAGCTATTGCACCTATACCTGCTGCAATAAGTGATTTTCCTAAACTGGCACAAAAATCAGCAACAACCCCTAAAAGATTTGTAAATAAATCCCCGGCATCTGCTGTTCCAGCAAACATTTGTCCAATACCTTCACCAATAGATGAAAAAGCAGAATTCATAGCATCTGTCATCATAGCACCAATATCAACTGTTAATTTTGCGGTATTTGCCATCTGTGTAGATAAATCCCGATATTCAGCACCAAGTTGTTCAATCGCTGCTTTATTTTCGGGTAAACCTTCTTTTGTTAAACGATCAATTTCAGCTTTTAATAATTCAGATTTTGTGGTATTAGCATCGAAAGTTTCTCCATATAATTTTGCAGAATTCCCTGCTGATAATAGTTGTTTATCTATATTTTGTAAACTTGTTGTTAAAATATCATTTTCATTAGTAAAAGTTTTAGCAGCCCCAATAGCACCTATATCAAACGGTTTTATTTGTACCCCCTGAGCAGATTTTAAAGCATTAGAAAAAATATTAGTTGAATCCGTAGCTTTTATAAAGTCTGTTCTTATTTTTGTTAAATCAGCCCCCAAACCACCAAATACATCAGTTTTTCTACCACCCAAATCCATTTCAGGTGCTTTTATTTTCTGCATAGAAGTATCCTGAATACCCATTGCAAAAGTTAAATCTGTTTTCCCAACATTTGCTACTTTATTCTTAAAGTCTTCTATTTTTTGGGTAAGATTATTTATTTTCTGATTGTTATTTGCCTCACCTTCTGCTGTCATAAAAGTGCCTGACAAGTCCTGAACTTTTTTCAATTCAGCCTCCATGTCTTTTAAGAGACCCAAAGAAACTGTTTGATTCTTTTTCTTATCATCTAATACTTTTTGAGCTGCTTCTTTTTCAAGTTTTGCTTTCTGAATAGGATCAGCATCTAAACCAGCCATGGCATCAGCTTTTACTTTCTCCAACGCTTTTATAGAATCTTCATAATCCTTATTAGCTTGTATTTCTTGTTCAATCCCTGCTTTATTTAATCTACTATTTACGGAAGCACTCGTAAAAGAAGTTAATTGTATCCCTAATTTCTTCCAACCTGTAACTTGACGCTTTGTCCCTTCAATTTCAGCATTTGCATTATCAGCCCTTAATTTATCAATCTTATCTTGCGCAGCTTTTACAAGAGCTTGATTTTCCAAAGCACGTGTATAATTCTCACAAGCTGTTTGCGCTTCTTTAGAATTAGCAGTTTCAACAGTTAAATTCCCAAAATATTCAGGACTAATTTCATTCAGTTTTCTAATAGCTTCTTGTCTTTGCCCTAATCCTTTTGTTTCATCTCCAGCAACTTTCAGTAATTGTTCTGTGGCAATTTTCTGATCAACAATAGCTTTTTTTGCCTCTATATTAACATCATTGACAGTCTTTTGAGATGCTGATAATTCTTTGTTGTGTTTAGAAATAGCATATAAAGCAGTGCCAACAGCAACTAAAACAACAGCTAAAGCCATCCAGGGATTTGCCATTGCCGCTGCATTTAACAACACCATTGCATTTTTTACAGCCCCAAAAACCTTAATTACAGCCCCCCAACCTGTTATTAGTTTAGGAATAATATTTGAAATAATAGAACCCAAACCAAATAATAATGGTCCAACAGCAGCTACAACAGCACCAATACCAATAACCCATTTCTTTTGAGTTTCCGTTAAATCACCAATCCAAGCCATCATACTATTTAAAGAAGTAATTACAGAAGTGATGGCAGGTAAAATAATAGCACCAAACTGAGAACCAACTTCTTTTAAGGATTCACTAAAAATACGCATCTGGTTAGCAGCACCACCACCTGTACGCAAGAAGTCTCCCTGAGCATTTGTGGTATTTGCCATGACATAAGCATAACGGAGGTTCACTTTCTCCGCTTGTGTCATATCCTTTATGTTCTCTTTAATTCCCTGAGACATTGCAAAGGCTTTCAAGTTATCTTCTGTCATCACAATTCCAAGCCCTTTCAGTGCTTCTGTTTCCCCTGTGAAAATCCCTTTCAACGCTGTTGAAGCCATATCCGTTCTAATATTTTTGAAAGAGGCTAAATCACCAGCTAAACCTACTAAAGATGTTGACATTTTAGCAGCTTCTGGCCCCGTTAATCCCATAGAAGTTGACATATCCCCAAAGAGTGAAGCCATATCCAAGGCAGAACTTCGTGCAATACCAAAAGATTTTAAAGTAGTCTTACTCCATGCTACAACTTCATCCCCGGAACCACGAAAAGCAACCATTGTTTTATTTAGATTCTCATCTAAATCAGAAGCCATTTTAAAAGAAGCACCAGCAGCAGCAACCAAAGGAACTGTTAATCCTAAAGTCATTTTACCACCCAAATCCTTCATTGAATTCCCGATAGTAGATAACCCACGGAACTGCTGCTTTAATGCTTCTGCATTCTTTTCAGCCTGATCGGAAAACTTATTCAGGGCTGCATTTGCTTGTCCTAAAGCACCTTTTAACGGGGTTACATCTCCACCGATAGTTGCAATTAATGTTCCTATGTTCATTCTGGTTTTCCTTTCTTTTCGTTATACCTTTTCCCGATACGTAGGAAGAAACTTTTTAAATGTTCTACAGATTGAGGTTTTGTCTTCTCTACCTTATCCCATTCAAATCGTTCTATCTCTTTACCGTCCTTAAACATGAATCCCGTTTTAAGTGTTTTTCCTGCTGAGTTCCAAATATTCTTAATTATCAATCTTGCTGCTTCAAATTCGACTTCTTTTTGGAACTTATATTGTTGTGCTTCGTTATCATTTTTTGTTCTAATTGCCCAATCAAATTCTACAGGAGTCATCCTATAAAATTCATGTACCGTTATCCCTAACCGGGCAACGGCTATTCCCGCCAACTGATCAAAGTTTATTTCTTTAATACGTTCTTTGGCGGAACGGGGTTTTTTCCGGCTTTTCCTCCTACCGATTTTAGAGAAGGTTCCTTTTGGAAAAATTCAGGAATGAAACTGATGAACTCAAAAAAGCAAGCATCCAAAACTTTTACGGCATCCTCTTTTTTAATTTCCAGCTCCTGATTCATTTCCCAGGCACCAGCTTCCAACGCTGCGTAGAATAAAGGTTCATACAAAGCGACGTCTTCATCTATCTCTTCAAACCTTTTTCCACTTGTTTCCTTTAGGATTTTCATTGCCCAGTAAGATACCCGAACTGGGTACTGTTTTCCTTGATAATTGATAAACTTTACCATGATTTTTCTGTTTTTGATTAAACATTTTGTTAAATTATAACTCTCTGATTCTCAATTAATAAAATGATCTACAACACGCCTTTATACTTATGTGTTTTTTTAAAAAAACCTTTTAAAACGCCTTAAAATAGCCTTAAATCGAAGATCAACATTTTTGGATAAAATCAAATTCATGATTAGAATTTTCATTTACCCACATTAAAATTAGCTGCCTGAACTGGTATTTTCAGTAATAAATTTACCTGTGATTTTGAACGAAACATCATTTTCAATCACTGCTCCCATATCAATTGCAAATCCTAATTTGGTGCAAATTGCTTCAAATTCCACAGTCGTTGTAGCCACATCTGGAAACACAACTTTGTAATTCCCTGGCACGTCTGCTTCAAAATCTGAATCAATCAGATCATAATTTGTACGGTCAAAGTGCATTTTTAAAGTGAAATCACCACTCTCTTTCATACCCCCGATAAACTCTTTGTAGTTATCATCAGAATCAAAAGTAGTAACCTCAATTGCATCCTTTGACTTTTCTGGCCCTCCCATTTCTGAGATCACGTTTGCAATCTGAACCCAAGCTGTCGATGAATCCCATCTCCAGAACGTAGTTCCAATTCCTTTTGTTGCTTTTGCTTTTGCCATAATTTTTAGCTCCTTTCTATTTGAAAATTCATAATTAAAATAACTCTATTATTGTCGTCCCACTCCAGAACAAACGGCCCATTCTGGTGAAAGATTGATAAATACTTTGAGCTGTTTATCGTTATGTTCGATACCGGGGAAAGAACATCTTTTATTGAATCAGCCAGTACCCATCCTGTTTCGTACGATTTGTTTCTGATGCGTATCTGAATTGAATTATTGTAAATAATCGAATCCCCTTCCATATCTGGTTTGTCTGCTCCTGCCGAGGTATCATAAATCGTTACTGTATTATCTGGAGTTGAAGGTTCCCGACTGATGAATAGGTTTGTAGCAAATACCAATCCTAAACCAGAATTTGTTTCCAACCAATCTTTTATATCTATACTTGGTGCGTTCATATTAGTTTATTTTAATGTAATCTCTAATTGCTTGTAACATTAAAGGTTTATTCTTGTTTATTGCTTCTTCAAAGAATTTAGGGCCAGCTCCCGGGCGTTGAAATTTAACTTCCATATTTTCATGAACCCATTTTGCATAATCAGCAGAGAACCCCATAACCAACATTGGAAATCGTTTTGCTGCCAATTCTGATTTCATTTCAGAAATAGCTGCCTGATGATCTGCTGCCATTTTACCTGCATCTGCTCCTCTAAAATTACCTTTACCACCACCAACGGATTGATCAGTTGCAACCCTGAAAAAAGAAGAACGTAAATTTCCAAATTCAACAGGTGTTTTTGGTGATTCTTTTTCCATAGCACGTTGAACAATAATACTCGCAACAATTAACCCGCCAACGGTACGATTAGCAATTCCATTAATCTCTTTATTAAGATTTTGCATAACCTTATCTAAACCTTTCAATGATGGATTATCTGCCATAATACTATTTGTATTTTGATAGTGAATAAGTTTTTACTGCAAATGTCGTTTTCTTCGGCATCGCTACTTTCTCAACTTTCAAGATAGAGTAGATATCACCTTCAAAGTTTTTTGGATCAATTAATCCACCTGAACTTGTTACAGATTCATCCCAAAGATCATCCAACGTGCCGAGAAATAGCATTCCCTCACATTCTAAATCTTCGGGACTTAATACAGTAGCATCAACATTTAACCCTACCTGTAATTGACTTAATATAGCTCGTTGTGTGAAATCCCATCGTACCATTATCTCAACCGGATAATCAAATATCATCCCACCAAATCCATCCGGTACTGGGTTCCCCCAATAAACAGCAGTTTGAACGCAAACTTTTCGTATGAATGATTCTATGCCCATATTAGATTAACTTTAATTCAGTTTCTAAATACATAGTAGGCATTGAATCCAATTTATAACTCAAACCGTCATCATCAATAATAATTTCCGTGACTTCTTTTGGGTCTGGTTCATCTTCATATCGTGTTTGGATAACCTTATCACCAATGTTATATTTTGTTTCTATTTTCATGATTTAATACGTTGTGGGAACAGCAAATACGCTTGCTGATTTCCCGGTTAATCCTGCCAGTGTCCCTGTTGAATCCAATGCCACGGCTGTTTGCCCATAAGAAGTGGAATCAAACCCTGAACCCCAATCTCCTGTATATTCGATTGAAGCACCACCAGCACCTTCTTTCTTTGCAGTTCGTTCCCTTGTGATAGCTACCAGATGAGCAGCCAACCAACGTTCAATCTCTTTCAACATAGCAACGGATAGAGTAGATGAACCCAGATTATCTGTCACTATTGTGTTTGCACCAATTATGTAGCTATCAATAATAGTATCATCCAAGGACACACCATCCATAATTGCTTTCACTTCTGTTGCTGTTACTCGTCCCATATTTTACCCCTTTCTATTTATACGTGATTTCCATAACATCGGGTCAATTTCTTTTCTGATTTCATCTTCATCAAAAGGTAACCCGACCCAATCCAATATCTCTTTTACACTATCATAATTACCATCCACCAAATCTTCGGGCCAAATAACCTTTATATTCAACCCAGCTGCAACCATTTCCTGAAACATCTGTTCATGCTGACGAACCCACCACAACCAGGCTTCCCGTTCTCCAACAACCCCAATCTCAGCTTGTCTTTCTACATTTGAAAAACCACACATAAAGGTTGTTTTCAAACAAGAGTAAACAATATCAGAAGGTTTCCTGCGAACAATAATCCAACGAGCATTAGGGTAATACTGTGCCCATAATTTCCATAACTGACAAAGGTTTGAGGATTTGTACATCCAAGGCGTTTTCCTGTTATAATTGTCAATTTCCAGTATTTCAGAAACAGATTCTTTTAAAGCTATAAAAGGATAAATGTCCCCTTTTTCCGGTAAAGGATATTGACAATCAGGATCAGCGTTAATTGATTTGTAATATTCAACCATCAATTTTTTTATCTGCTGATTTTCATACATAGCGTTTGTAATACCAGTAAATGCCCCTGATAGTTTCAGTATCTTAGCAACAATTGTACGGCCTGAACGTTCTGCCCCGGTTATAAAAATTGGTATGTCTTTATAGTCCTTCATTATCTGTATTTTATTCTGTCCAAACTTTTCTAACCTTATCAAATTTAGATAAGTGTTTTGGCAGTTCTTCTTTAGCAGTTTCAAATAATTCCTTTAACCCATCCTCATATGGCGCTAATACGCTTTTACCTAATTTTTCATAAAATACCTCTGTAAAGTTTTTAATACCATATTCAGTAATTGCTTTTAATGCCCTTGCTTCTTTTTCGGAAAGTTTTAAGATAACTTCAAAAGTAAAATTTGATATTGATTTTGTAATTTCCATGATTTTTATTTTTATCTATATTTATCAGCTATTTTTTTACTTGTGTCTAATAATTGCTTCCCACCTAATTTAACGGTCTGTTGTTCTCCATGCCTGCGATAAATAGCAAGAATAGAATTACAATACCCTAATTTAAACCCGGCATTTAAACAACGTAGGTTAAATTCATACTCCTCTGAATCCGGTAACGTTTCATCAAATCCACCAAGCTTCACAAATACTTCTTTCCTGTACATCGTTGTGGCTGAATGAATGAAATTATGCTGTAATAATTCAGCTTTTCCCCCATTCTTTACATTCGGTGTATAAATATGCCTTAACCCAGTATTTACAACTAACTCTTCTGCCTGCCCGTGAATAAAATCAGCCCCTGTGCGTTCCAAACAATCGACAGAATCCTGAATACAATTTAAAGACAACATATCATCATCGTGTAAGTATTTGATATAATCTCCAGTAGCTTGTGGAAGAACCTTATTAAATTGAACTGCCCACATTCCTTGTCCTTCTGAAACTATTAACTGACAATCCAAAGGGACTGAATTAATAGCATCCTGTAACCACGGTCTGTTTGGATTCTTTTTGTAAGGGATTATAATTGTGACCTTACATTTCTTTTTTACTGGTTCTGAAAATCTTACATACTCACTTACCCAAGGATAACGTAATGCAGCAGTAGGAATTCTCGGCTGACCATGAAAGCAAACAATAGAAATGTGTTCAGGTAATTCAGTAAGAATCCTTTGCCCTTTTACGCTTATTTTGAATGATGTAATCTTATCAGTAATTGCTTGCCAGAATGTATCTGCTTTACCAAGAATAGAACGAAGAAATGCCTGATCACCACCCCTGTTATGAAACGTCTTTATAAATTCTGCCGGCTTTTTAATCCAAGTATTCCAAACACTGCTTATTTGTTCTGAGTTTTTTGGGAACCACATCACCCCTGATTGTAGTCCATTCGTAGTGTCAGGCTGAAAGAAACCACCAAGACATATAAACTTATCTTCATTTCCTACAGGCGGAAAAATGCCCTCTAAAGAGCCTACAACAGCAGTATCTAAATCCATAAATAAAAAAGGTCTATATTTTTCCATTTCAGGTGAGAACATATTCATTTTACACCACCATCCATTCCATTGTTTGTTTTCAAAGAGAAGTAGTGTCAAACCATCCAATTGTGTTTCCTTATCAACTGAATCACACAAGCAGATAACCTGAACAGGATCACAATTTTTATGAATATGATTTGATAGTAGTTGTACATCGGAGAAATGAAAATCACCACCCGTATGCCAACATAATACTACTGTTTTAATTTCTTCCATGATTATTTTTCTTTAGATATAATGCGTCACCCCAACTTTCACAAGCCATCTGAGTAAATACTCTTTCAAATCCACTAGAACCAAGAAATTCATCTAATTGATCAACGTGAACACAATCTTTATAGACATCCTCGGTATTTATTTCAGTGTAAATTATATCAATATGTTTAAGTGTATTTATTGCGCCTTTTAGTACTTCCAATTCGTAACCCTGTACATCCATATTAAGCATATTTACAGTATCAGGAAAAGCAAAACTATCTAACCGTAACATCTGCACTTTTTGCTTAGTATCAAACGTAATATTTGGGTAGGTTTTCAGGTGTGTCCCCGGTTCCAGTACTGAACTACTTTGCCCACCATTTACTGTCTCAATAAACATTTCTTTTTCTCCTTCTTCATTCCCCAAAGCAATATTGTAGGTTATAGAATTGGAAGGAAGATTAAAAACTAGTTTCTGATAAGTTTCTTTCACAGGTTCAAACCATATAATATGATTTATCCCCTGTTTATTATAGGTAGAATATTCCTGTCCCACGTGGGCACCAACATGAATAACCCCTTTTATATTGAGGTTAAATTTCTGTATCAATTGTCCAAGTTCTATTAGCATTTTGTTTCTTTATTTAGCGTAAATCATTCCCCAAGCATCTTTTCTTGCTGGGATTAACTGTGAAATCTTTTCCTGAATCTCTACGATTGTATTCCAGATTGTTGGCCGAAAAGTATATGAATCAGTATCCTGCATAAAGAATTCCGTATAACCTAAATTCTGCAAGCAACCCAAACAACCCTGTAAAACATCAATAGATTCTTCGGACCATTCAAAAGAAACTAAATCAACTTTCTGGGATAGTCCTTTTAAAACATTAAATTCAAATCCTTCAACATCCACCTTTATTTCATCCGGTTTTCCAAATATTTTAATTAAAGTATTCAACGTAATTGTAGCTACTTGAATAGGTTTCTGATAATGTTGTTTAGCAAACCTTCCTTTATCTTTCCAGAAATCAGAAGCAGTTGAAAGAACACCATGAGTAGTTTTACATACGTAAAAATCTTGCAATTCTTTATCAGTATCTGAAACCAACAGATTTATAATTGTCACGTTTGTCATATTCCTGAAATGAAAACGGGCAATACGGGCAATTTCTGGATTAGCTTCTACCCCGATGAATTGATCTTCTGAATTGTAATTTGCTTCAATCCATT